GTAAAATCACCACTATGTATTTATTGCACCATAAAAAGGCGGTGAAAGTGGCATGACAAAGCTTGATATCTCATTGAAGAAAGCTGTTGGAAAAGGTTATAACCGCTTTTGGAAGTTCAAAGGCAGATACAGAGTTGTAAAAGGTTCAAGAGCATCCAAGAAATCAAAGACAACAGCACTTTGGTTCATCACCAATATGATGAAATACCCTGATGCAAATACATTGGTCATCAGAAAAACATTCCGAACATTGAAAGATTCCTGCTTTACAGAATTAAAATGGGCAATTAACAGGTTATGTGTTCAGGACTATTGGAAAATCACTGAATCACCACTTGAAATGGCCTACCTTCCTACTGGTCAGAAGATTTATTTCAGGGGTCTTGATGACCCTTTGAAAGTTACATCCATTACTGTTGAAGTTGGCTGCTTGTGTTGGATGTGGATTGAAGAAGCATATGAAATCATGAAAGAATCTGATTTTGATATGCTGGATGAATCTATTCGTGGACAAGGTCCTGAAGGATTATTTAAGCAAATAACTTTAACTTTCAACCCCTGGAATGAACATCACTGGATAAAGAAAAGGTTCTTTGATGCACCTTCTGACCCTGACATACTTGCAATTACAACCAATTACATGTGCAATGAATGGTTGGATGCAGCGGACAAGAAAGTGTTTGAAACCATGAAAAAGAACAACCCCCGAAGATACAGGGTTGTAGGACTTGGTGACTGGGGTATTGTTGAAGGTCTTGTGTTTGAAAACTGGGAAGAAAAAGCATTTAACCTGGAAGAAATCAAAAAAATACCAGGTATCAAGTCAGCTTTTGGTCTTGACTTTGGATATACTAATGACCCTTCTGCCTTATGGTGTGGAATGATTGACCTGAAAGGCAAGGTCATTTATGTGTTTGATGAAATGTACAAAACAGGTATGTCCAATGAAGCAATTGCAAAGGAACTTACAAAGATGGGATACCGAAAAGAACGAATCAGGGCAGATTCAGCAGAACCGAAGTCCATTGACCGCTTGCGTGAACTTGGTATTTCCAATATCACTGCTGCAAGGAAAGGTAAAGACAGTGTGAACAATGGTATTGACTTCATCCAGGATTTCAAGATTATTGTTCATCCAAGGTGTGTAAACTTCTTGACTGAAATCAATAATTACACTTGGGATGTTGACAAGTTTGGAAAGAAACTGAATACCCCCATTGATGACTTCAATCATCTAATGGATGCAATGCGGTATGCCCTTGAAGATTTTGTCAAAGGAAGGACTTTTTCTTTTGATTAGTAACATGATAGTAACAAATAACCCTGAAAACCCTATATTTCCAGGTGTTTGTATATATGCAGTAATAAAGAAAAGGGGGTGAATGAATCGTGTTTAATTTTTTTCAATCTGAAACTGAACGGATAAACTACATTGTGAAGATGGGTGCTGAATCCATTATCACTGATGAAAAGTTTATCGAACTTGAAATTCAGCGGTTCAAGACCAGTCGAAGAAGAAAAGAAATGCTTGATGGTGAAAGATATTTTGCAGGTGACCATGATATCCTGAAAAAGAAAAGAACCGTCATTGGTGAAGGTGGCAAGGTTGTAACTGTTGACAATCTTCCGAACAACAGGATTGTTGATAATCAATATAAAAAGATGGTCAACCAAAAGACAAATTACCTGCTTGGTCAACCCATTGCAATCAGGACTGACAATGAAACCTATGACAAGCTATTGAAGCAGATATTCAATAAGCGGTTTATGCGCTTGTTGAAGAACCTGGGTAAGGATTCGCTGAATGAAGGCATTGGATGGCTGTACATCTATTACAATGAACATGGTGAATTCACCTTCAAAAAGTTCAAAGCACATGAAATCATTCCTGGATGGCATGATGCTGAACACACTATTCTTGATTATGCTATCAGGATTTATGAAGTCATTGCTTATGAGGGTTCAGAAGAAAAGACCATTGAGAAGGTTGAAGTTTATGATGACACAGGCATTCATTATTTTGTGATGGATGGCAGTCGCATTGTTCCTGCTGAACCCTTCTTTGCTAATTACTTCACTATCACTGACAATGAAGGTAATGACCAGGGGTGGAACTGGTCAAAGATTCCGCTGATACCGTTCAAGTACAACAGTGAAGAAACACCATTGATAAAAAGTATAAAATCATTGCAGGATGGCTTAAACACCATACTTTCCAACTTCCAAAACAACATGGAAGAAGATGCAAGGAACACAATCCTGGTGTTGGTCAACTATGATGGTGAAAATCTTGGTGAATTCAGAAAGAATCTTGCAACTTATGGTGCTGTTAAGGTCAAGACTGTTGATGGTGCAGCAGGTGACCTGAAAACATTGCAGGTTGAAGTGAATGCCGACAATTACAAGGCAATCATTGAGATATTCAAGAAGGCAATCATTGAAAATGCAATGGGTTATGATGCAAAGGATGACCGCTTGAACGGTAACCCAAATCAAATGAACATTCAGAGCATGTACAGTGATATTGACCTGGATGCAAATGAAATGGAAACCGAATATCAGGCTTCCTTTGAAGAACTGCTTTGGTTCATCAACTGTCACTTTGCAAATGCAGGCTATGGTGACTTTGAAGGTGAAGAAGTTGAAGTCATATTCAATCGTGACATGTTGATGAATGAAGCAGAAGTCATTGAAAACATCAATAAATCAGTTGGAATTCTTTCTGATGAAACCCTGGTTGCCAATCATCCTTGGGTTGATGACCCACAAAAGGAACTGGAACGAAAGAAGGAAGAAAAAGAAGCTGCAATGGCTGAATATCAGAATGCCTTCAACCCCTACCCTGCTGCTTCCAATAAAGGCGGTCAAGGTGGTGTTGTAAATGAAGAATAGTGCATATTGGAAGCTGCGGTTTGAACAATTGGAAGCTGCATCACACAAGAATGCTATTTCTACATTTGAAACCATTCAGGAACAATACATTGCAGCGGAAAAAGAAATTGAAAGGCAGATTTCAACCTGGTATCAAAGATTTGCAAAGAACAACCAAATCACAATGGCAGAAGCAAGAAAGCTTTTGACCAGTGGTGAACTGGCTGAATTCAAATGGGATGTCAAAGAGTTCATCAAGTACGGTGAACAAAATGCACTGAACCCACAGTGGATGAAAGAACTTGAAAATGCATCTGCAAGATTCCATATTTCCAGGCTTGAAGCTTTGAAACTGGAAACACAGCAGACCATTGAAAAGCTGTTTGGTGGTCAGCTTGATGAAGTTGATAAGTTACTAAAAAAGACTTATTTACAGAACTACTATCATACAGCATATGAGATTCAGAAAGGTTGGAATATTGGATGGGATATTGCAGCTATTGATGAAAGGACTGTTGAAAAGTTAATTTCAAAACCATGGGCAACTGACGGAAAAAATTTCAGTGACAGGATATGGTCAAACAAAGCTGCCCTGATTGATGAAGTTCAAAAGCAGCTTACAAGAACAATCATGCTTGGTAAAGCACCTGATGATGCAATCAAAGCTATTGCAGCAAAGATGAAAACATCACAGGGGCAAGCAGGAAGGTTGGTGATGACTGAATCCGCTTATTTTGCTTCACAGTCACAGAAGGATGCTTTCAATGCACTGGATGTTGAAAAGTTTGAAATTGTGGCAACCCTGGACAGTCACACATCTGAAATATGCAGGGAACTTGATGGGCATGTTGAAGATATGAAGAACTATGAACCAGGGGTTACTGCTCCC